TTTGGTATAACAACACCTGCTGTTCCATCAAAATTTACAGCCCCTGAAGAAACTTCTCCTGACATTGTAATACTTCTCGCAGTTGCTAAGGCAGTTGCAGTATCTGCATTTCCTGTTAAGTCGCCAGTTACATCACCTGTAATATCTCCAGTAACAGTAGCATTTCCAGTAACACTCAATGTTCCAATTTCTGTTTTTGATGTTCCAGCATCTACTTTGAATACTATATTACCACTACTATCTTTTGCTCTAAAATCAATATCATTGCCACTTTGATTGTGCATTGTGTAATTAGCATAAAGTTGAAAATGCCCTACATTATTTCTTACAATATTAAGATTGTGTGCTGTTACTGTTCCTACACTTCCAATGGTATTGCTTGATGCTACTCTTGTAGTAATGGTGTTTGTAGTATCTGTTATATTTAATTGTGGTGTATTAGCATCACTAAAATCTATATCCCCAGTAAAAGTAGGACTTGCTAAAGTTTTATTAGTAAGAGTCTGTGTATCTGTTAGTTGTACAATATCGCTATTGGTAATTGATGCTATTTTTGTTGAAGTATCTGCATTACCAGTTACATCTCCAGTTACATCTGCATACAATCTACCTGCATGAATATTTGCATTAGTTAAACTTAAATTTCCAGTCGAAGATGCATCGGCTGTAGTTGTAGCAAATCGTATCCTATCTAAACTTTCGTCCCAACCAATAAATACATTATTTCCTGTGCTACCTCGTTCTATAATTAATCCTGAATCGTTAGCATTAGAACTTGCTCCACGATTTAATCCTATAATATTATCTGATACATCTAAATTTGTTTGGTTTACAGTAGTGGTTGTTCCATTTACTGTTAAATCTCCTGATAAAGTGATACTTGCCCCTTGTGTTGTACCAGTTAAGATTGGGGCTGCTAAAGTTTTGTTTGATAAGGTTACTGTGTTGCTAAGAGTTACATCTCCTGAAGCATTTAAATCAATAGCCCCATCACCTGCATCATCATAGGTAGCAGTAATGTTTGTATGACTACCATTGGTATCAAACATATCACCGACCACATCTTGTACATATTCAGCAATAGTTTTACTACCAATGTATAATTCAGTAGATATTTTAACTTTGTTACTTGCAATCTGTAGATCTGATGCAGTCCCATCGCCATCGTATAAAGTACGAAGTGTACCATCGATCCCTCCAGTTTCTCCCATGTGGACTAATTGAACATAACCCTGATTTACAGGAGTATTTCCTATATTGGTATTACTACTCAATGTCTAATTCCTTATATAAATCTTTGTCTTTCATTCGTTTATGACCTCTACCGATGTCATCAGAAAATATGGCAGGTTTGCCTATAAGTCTTGTCAAAGTTCCATTTCCATCACATTCTTGGATACTTTGGTTGCATTTTACAAGTTTTTCATCATTCATGCTTTGTAGTGTTTCAAATTGTTTCCCACAAGTGCATTTATAATCGTATAATGGCATCTAAATCTCCTTCAAATTAATATTTAATGGTAATATAGGGCTAACCGAAATTAGCCCCATATTTAACCGATTTTCGTTAACCCAATTATGGATTTACGAAGTTTACAACACCTAATGATGTTGAAGATGCTGCATGTGATAATGCTGCACCAAATAGTACATCAGCTACAACAGAAGTTGCCAAGTGGTCAATGTCATATGCTGACTGAACTCTTGGTGCTAATTGCTGTGCAAAATACACAGAATTTCTGTTAAAGATAGTTGCTGTTTCATCACCAGTACCACCATCGTCATCCCAGTCTACTGAAGGATAACAGCTTAAACCATAAGCCTGGATTACATTACCTGATACTAATGGATTTGCATCATCACCTCTTTTTTGTGCTTCTGTGAAGTCCCCTAAAGAAAGTAATGACATATAAGCAGCAGGTGAACCATATAAGAATGATTCGCCATCTGTGTAGTCAAATCCTGCATCAAGCATTTTTTGTAAACCTTCTCTGATTAAAGCAGTAGTGAAAGTGTTATCAGCAGCTAAAGTAACATCATTACCTGTAGCAGATTGTAGTACATCTACTGCAAGATAGTTTTCTACTTTTTTAGCTAAAGCATAACCCATTGACTTTGCATAAGCATTGAATAGGTCAGCAGATTCTTGAACTCTTACGATGTCCTCGATTCTTTTCGCTTCGTAGTGATGTTGATCCATTGATAATTGAATTACCCCATCTGTGTTAGCAGAATAAGTTACTGCAGTATCTGCACTTTTAGATGCAGCTGTTTCTTCAGCAACTTTAGGGATATTTAGTATGTCGCCACCACCTGAAACCATAGATGAGAAGTCAGATACTTGATTACGAAGAATGAATTTTCTTTCTGCATAGTCAAGGATAGCATCTCTCCACATTTCAGGAATAAAATTAGCAGCTGTTGTTGTTGTTACATTTGCCATGTTTATATCTCCTTAAAGATAGTTAGTTGTTAGTTTCTATAGCCTTCTACTATCTGTTTCCAAAGTTTAGGATTCTTCCTGGCTTCTGTTCTGTCTTTTTCGGACAAATCAGACCATCTTGCATTTTCAGCAAACTTACCACTTGAAGTAACCTCTTTGGCATCAGATATTTGCACTTTTTTCGTACCCAATCTTTCAATGTGCTTTTCCAACTTAATTGTTGGCAGGTCTGCATAGATTTCTTGATCATCATCTGAAAGTTGGGACAGCAGGTGTTCTCGTCTTTGTTTTTCTTGAATCTGAAATTGTTCTACTACAGGTTTTAACTGTGAGTTTTCTTCCTTCATTTTCTCATACAAAGATTTAAACTCCTCTTTTTCTTCAAGTTGTTTTGTTTCTTGAAGTTTGAGGTTTTCTTTGAGTTCATTTAACTCAGCTTCTGCTGCTTGAGCCCTTGTTCGGTACTTCTTGCTTTCTGCAATTAAGCCACCGACTTCTTCATTATTTATTTCCTGTGTAGGAGTTTCTGCTACTGCTTGTTCTTCTACTATTTTAGTTTCTTCGGACATACTGCCCTCCTATTTTATTATCGTTGTTTTGGATACATACTTTTTAATGTTTCTATCCAAAAGTTCTTTGCCGAATCTATCGGCTATAAATTCTTTGTTCTTGTTAGACAAATCATAGATGTCATATCCTCTTTTCTGATTTCCTAATACTATTTCCCCTCTATCATAAGTAATAATTGCAGTATCAGTCTTTCCTGATCCTCTCATACCTCTTAGGGTTCTACCAGTTAGTTTCATATTAACAAAAGCAGTTTGTGTGTCGGTTGATTGGTTTCTAAATGCTTTTAGTTTACCATTCTTCCCTTGCATACTATTTGCTTTATACTTTCTATAAGTATCATTCTTGTAAGAATATCCACTTCTTCCATTCTGAAACTTCCCTTTACTTGCATCTAAAGTAATTTTATCAATAGCATCTTGTGCTAACTTAGTCATCACTTTAGAATTAGGTTTTACTACTTGGTCTAATCTCATACTCTTACCCAATCATGTCTGCAGTTGTATCCACCTCTATTACCAAAATCTATATATCCCAAAGAATTGATTTCTTCTCTTGTTAGTGGTGGCTCTTGTAATGCTCGTTGGCATACATCTCTTGTCTTGCCATCGCTTGGTCCAATGTATTGAAACTTTATTTCAGGAAACTCCTCAAATGCCTTTGCTCTTGAAGTATTACTAAATCGTGAGAAAGCATCATTAATCAAGAAAGAAGTTTCACTTGAACTAATATAAGTTCCTACACCAAAGGTGCTATTAATGTTATTCATTATCTGAATATTACTTTCACCAGTTATAATCCCTCTTAGCATCGCAGTCTTTAGTTGATCTGAATATTGCCTTACTCCATTTGTCAAATAAGTCATTTCAAAGTTCTTTAGTTCTCTTAAAGCATCGATACTTGCTGCAGATACTTGCCCTAACTCTCGTTTAGATAGTTCTGCAAATACTCTTGCTATCTCATCATCAAAGGTTTTACCTACTCTATTCATTAGCTTAGTAAACCCTAATGTTTCCATTTCTGTAAAGAAGTCTATCTGCTTAGCAATCTGCATCAGTTCAGTATCGGTTACTCTACCTAACCCTACTACTAGGTTATCCAATTTGTCAATTAACTGTTGTTGGATATTCTCTATTTCTTTATTGTAGAAATCTAAATTAGCCAACTTGTTCACCTATTCTATCAATGATAGATTGTGTTTCGTCTGCTTCTTGTGGTTGTTCAGCATCTATTTGTTCCACAATCTGTTGTATTTCTTCTTCCTTGAAGTCAGGATTCTTCTTTCTTAGATAAGATTGTCTTGTTTCTAAATCATTTTGGAATGCCCAAGAATAGTATTTGATTTCTTCATCGGTACTCATAGGCACTTCTCTTTCAGCAAAGTCTATACTAAATTGATCCCCAAGATTAATACCACCTGATACTTCACATATTCTTTTAGCAATTCTAAATTGTTCTTTCTCGAATGGTCTATAGATTTGTTCGGTATCTGATCTTAGAGCATCTTGTAAATCCATTTGTCCCATCTTCTTACTTAATCCACTTTCCTGCGACTTATCAGTCCAGTTGATTCGTACATTGTTGGATTGTGCAATACTATCTACCATATACTTGGTGGATTCAATCATTGCTTGAACATTTGCATTCGGTGTTGCATAATTAAAGTTCGCACCTTCTGGCAATACTAAAGCTTTATCTTGTCCCATTTGGATTCGTTGTTCAGTATCTAATCCTGTAAAGACTGGTTGTCCTAATTGGAATCTTCCATGTAAAGCAAGTTCAGTTAGCATAATGTTGATACTTCTCATACCATCTACTAAGTCTGATGCCCCTTCTCTAAAGAAATCTCTTGTGAATGGGTGTCTATGTGCTATGTTAAATGGTAAGACATCTCCATAAGGGTTTCTATCATCAGGAACAATAGAAGTAATCTTACCTCTACTGCTTATCATAAAGTGTTTCCCTTCCATATCATCGGTGTCTTTACTCCAGAACATATATTGAGCATCTTCTGTTCTTGCTTGTAATTGTGATTCTGCTTGATACATAATAGCAAAAGGTTCATCTTCATTTGGTTTAAAGAATGGTGTAAAAAAATGGATCGGTCTATACTTTAGTTTCTTTGCATTATCATCCCAATGAGTATATAAAGCTTCTGTACCTAATAGATAAGTAAGCTGTTCAAATTGTTTCATTACACTATCAAAATCGCCTATGACATCTGTGTATTTCTCATTAAATCTTACTGGTGCTTGTTGATATACTAATGCTCTACGACTAATGATGTTTCTTACAAGATTAATGTACATTGGTGGAATTTGTGATAAGGATTCACTATCAAAGAATTGTTTAATATCATTCTCTAAGTTTAATCCCTCGAAATAGTCTAAGAGTCTTTCTCTTTCACTATGCTCTTTCTCCATTCCTTCTTCTATTGTATCCATCAATAGATCATACAACATCTTTTCTGTCAAATTATAAATTATCATGTTTCATACCTTTTATAAAATTTTTGTTCTTCAGTTTCTAAGAACTTATCCTGGAAATCCTTTATCATTTCCCTACTTAGTTCTTCTTCTTTTACACTTAATCGGTATCCCCATACCATAGCACTTATCATGCTACCTATAATTCCAACACATAGTCCTAATAAAAACTCTACCATTCTATTGCCTTTGCTTGTCCTTTGAATCCATATCTGTAATCAACTGGATAACATAAAGCATCTAAGAAGTGAGATAAAGTTTCAGTCTTTAATATTTGCCCATTCTCCATAGTACATAGTTCTAAATCTCTAATCAAACTCTTACACTTAGGATTAATAAATAGTCTATGCTTACCAGTAGCATCTTCTAACATCTTATTTAAAGCATTAAGTCTATCCTTCTGTGTTGGATTAGCTTTCTTAGCTATAACTGTAAACCCTGCCTCTTGCAATATCTTATGGTCAGACTTGGTACTATTACTGGTTCTTGCTTTACCTGCAGGGTCAGGATAGCAAGGCAACCCTCGTCCCTTTTCAGCCATTAGCTTAGCCAATTCAAAGGTGTTAGAGTTCTGTAATCCAATCTCATCAAATACATATAATTCTCCTGCAGTATTTTCACACATTAATAAAGCAGTCATATAAGATGCTACCCCAAAGTCAATTCCCCAGAACATTCTTGGGGACTTCTCCATGACTCTACAATGTATATCTCTACTAAAATTGTATGCTGCTCTATTTGCAGCAGTAAGAAAACTTGCAAGATATTCTTGTTCAAAAGTTCTCTTATCTAAATTCTTTTTGGCATTCTCTACTTCTGATTCAGAAATAAAGCCACCATCTAATGTGGTAAACTGCCAAGACTTATAATCACTATTCTTAGATTGTCCTTTAACAAATAGATCATAAAAGTGGTTCTGTACTCCAGTTGGAGTTCCTACAAATAAAGCCGATCCTTTAGTTTCTGCTAAAGTCGGCTGTATAATCTCTCCCCACACATTCTCTTTCATATAACTGTACTCATCAAGCACTACCATTGTTGTAGATACTCCTCTAAGTGAGTCAGGTTTGTCTGCCCCTTTAAGTTCAACTTTTGCACCATTGTCAAGTGTAATAGATAATTCAGTTTCATTGATACTGACTTCTTTATGTGAAAAGATGTCCTTGAGTATTGACCAAGATACCATCTTAGCTTGTCTATATGTTGGAAAAACAATCCACCTTCTCTCGTTAGCTTTAAAAGGCTTAGACAATAAAAATAAAATAGAGAAGTAAGACTTCCCCCACCTTCTACCACAGGATAAGATTTTGTATCGTGTATCGTCTTTAAGGATTGATTTCCTTGTGGCATCAATCGTCCAGTCCATCTATATCAAATACCTTAATTGGTTCATCTGAAACATCTTTTATCCCTATGCTTTGACTTGGTTTACCCAAGATTCTATCTGCTAAAAAGTTAATGGCAGTCATATTACCATCTAATGCTTCTTCATATACTTTACCTACAACAGCTTCTAACATAGTCTTTTTATCTTCTAATTCTACATTAGCAAGATCGGTGATATATTCGTTCAAGGCAAAACCAGATTTAGGTCGCCCTTTAGGGTTTCCTGATTGTCCTTTTTTCCATCTTTTCCCAACAGGTGGCTTCTTATATCCTACTTCGCTGTTGTTCCCCTGTTTTTCAGGGACTATCTTTGTTGTTTTAGCTGCAGCCAAACTAATCACCCCACTATTTGAAGGTTATGTGTTCGTTATTAAAACGAAAGGGAAGGTGTTACCCTTCTACCCTATAGGGAAAAAGACTACAAGAAACCCTTATCTAAGAGTTCTAAATGCTTGTAAGTGTTGATATTGTTGATAAAGATTTTTTTTTGAGGACTACAAAAAAGCCCCATATTTCAGGGGCTAATTTGTCTAACTGATATTAGAGGTATTGCAATTAGTGTCCTATTTCTAGTCTTTTAGGACAAACATAGAAACTAAATTCTATGGAATATGCAAAACCATCTTGTTGGGCTATATTGCTATGTATCCACCCAGTTTGGTCATAGTCTTGCAAAATTTTACATAAATCATACCATTCTTGACTTGGTTTTTCTGAAGAAAACTTTAAAACATAATATAGAGGTTCTATAAGTTCTCCAGTATCAGGACAATCATATTCTTTGCCCTTTACAAAAGTATCTTCTCTATTTATTGTTTTACCATTCAATGCTGATACAACTAATAATCTATTTACTTTTTCTTGTATTTTGTGATTCCAAATATAAGTCATTTTATTCTCCTTTATTTAATTAACTATTTAAAATATGGTATTCTACAATTAGTGTCAAGAAAATAAGGAAATTATTTTTTTAGGCAAATCTTCTACAAAATTATATACTTTCATATCTGCAGGTAATATGTCTATATCATATCTATATCCATATTTCTTTATGGTATCGGTACTAAAGTCCTCTATTAGTCTATATGTGCCTAATTCTATTTGATGTGGCTCAAAGACTACTATCTGTTGATGTGGGATATTGAATTGGATCAGAAAGCTGTTTCTATGGGTTAGCTTTTTGGCTTTATGTTCTTTGATATGGAAAAAGGGTATATCAGCAAATAAAGATTGTACTTCTATCTTTATGGTTTTGTTCCTATAAGTTACTTTGAAGTCAGGTGCTGCAGTTATTTCCCTTCTCATTACTCTTATTACTCTATCTTGATCATGGTTATCAAAGGTAGCAGTTAGTTCTTTATATGGTGGCAAAGAGAATAGATAAGTAAATACATCTTCTACCAACCAACCTCTACATATATCCATAAAGTGTTGTTCAGGTGTTCTGTTGTCCTGAATGTGTGCCATTTCTTTATCCAGTTTATTATTAATGGTCTTTAGTTGCTGTTTATAAGAGTAATACTTGTTATGTAGGTAATGGTGGTAATCTGAATTATTAGATAGTTCTTTTAATTGATTATATGCCTTATCTAACTTATTCATTAAATAGTTCTTCCTGTTCTTTATTATTTAATGACTTCAAAAAATGTAATCCTATTTCTGGTTCTACACAATTTCTTAAAATTTTTCTCTTGTCTTTAATCTTATATCCAGACAAATCAAAACCTTTTAATTTAGATAAACTTTCTACTGTTCCTCCCCTATGCCCTCTACTTTTAATTTCAATATCAGAACAATGTATATTAGTCCACCAAATATGCTTTGCCATTTTCCTACCTGCGATTAATGGTTCATAATATGGTATAGTATTTTCAATAACATATTTACCATTAAACCAATATTGTAAAAGTATTATTTCTTCATAAAGACTGAAATCAGGATAAACTGCTTTTACTTTTTTATATTTTCTATTTGCTTTAAATCCAATATTGTATCTTATCTGACTATGTGTAGGACATGGTGGACTGCTCCAAATAAAATCATATTCTTCATAATGATTTAACAAGTAATCATGTGCATCTTCTACTAATACTTTATCATTAGGAAAAAAATCTTTATATACTGCAGCAATATCTTCATCATACTCAACAGCAGTAATTTCATGCTCATTACCCCATAGTTTTCTATTACCACCTATTCCTGCATAAAGATTTAATATTTTCATTTTCTTCTTAATAGATGAGTTATCAAAGTGGCTTGTTTAGATAGCTTTTTTAATGCTCGATTATAGTAAGTCTTACAAGCCGATTCTGATATTCTTAGATTGAATGCTATATCTGCAAAAGGGTATTTGTTTACTGCTCTTTCATAGAAGCATTGAAACTCTTGTTCTGATAGTTCCCTTCCCCCTACTACTCCAGTAAGAACATACTTTAATTCTTTCAGTATTTTTTCTTGTTCTTTTTCTACCTCGTCTATTAGCTGTTGATAGCCAATTGCTTCGTTTTCAATGTTTTTCATATTAATTTTTTTGGGATATGTCGCCAGACCAATAAGAATCGAAAGCATATATTTGACCAAAGGTAGACAGGATTGGTTACCTGCGACACTCCTTCTAAATGCCAATATATGTTCATTATCTTTATCCCAAATCCTTGTTGTAGCCATGTTCTTTGGCTGTTTTTATTATATCTTTTACTGGTATGTATTTGTTGTACTTAAAGCAATACAATTCCATCATGTCTTGTAGGTCTGATGAAACTCTACCTGAAGATTCTACATATTGAATTTCATAGATATTATTAACTTTACAATATACTAAGATGCTGTTTAGTTCTTTGGTATCCATTAAAAACTCTCTTGTAGTTCAGGGAAATGTTGATCTAATCCTTTTCTTCTAAGTCTTTCAATGATTCTTTTGTGAGTAGATACATTTTCTTTTAGTTCTTTGTATTGAAACTTAATCCACTCTTTTAATAGATATTGTGAATCATCTACTTGTATCATGCCCATTTTTTCTTTGATTACTTCAGGGATTTGACCATCATATCCATTACAATAAAAGCCCATAGCTTCATCATCTTTTTCCCAAAATCCATCATGGGTACAACTGGTGCTTATGTAGTACCATAACACTTTTTCTTGTGCAGTTAGCTTTCTAAACCAACTCTTATTATTTATATCTGCATCTAAAAATCGTTTTCTCATCTTTTATTCTCCTGAATTTTTAATAATAACTTAAACATCTTCCAACCCCAGTTCAAGTCTTTAATCTTGTAATGGTGTTCTTCATAGACTCCTTTTTCTTCTTTATCCAATCTAAGAAGTATTGCACCTCTTATGTCATGGTTAAGATTCTCTTGGATCAGTTGTCTATAAGCACCTAATTGGATTAGAAATTCAGAATAAGCATTATTAGATGTTTTCCAATCACAAATAACTAACTTACCATTAACTTCACATATTGCATCAAATGTTCCACCAAATTGATATTTTTCTGATACTAATTTAAGTTCTGTTTCATAAAACTCTACATTATTATCAGCAAACCAATTATAGAAACCATAATAAGCTGTCTTGGCTTTTGATATTACTTCAGGTTCAATTCCATCTAAATTGACTGCACCACCACATATAAACTGTTCTACCATGTTATGTGCAAGTGTACCAACCAGTCCTGCTTTTTTAAGTTCTGCTCTTGGGTTTAATCCTTGGTTTACCAGTTTAAGATTCCAACCAATTAAAGCCCCAGTTTTCCAACCCAAGTTTCCATTGATTATAGTGGTAACTGATTTAAGTCGTTTTCCTTTGTTATTTTTGTATATTGTATGTGCCATTTTTATTCTCCTTTTATTGCATTGAATATTTCAATGCTTTATTATATATATTTATTAAATTATTTTTATTCTTTTTAACATGATGATATTGTTGTTCAATATATGCAATATATTCAGGTATGCTATAATCATGTTTGCTTCTATTACAATGCCTACAAGCCATTCCAAGATTGTTGATATTACCTGATCCACCACTAACTACTGGAATAATATGTTCTATTTCCCAAGTAGCTGTTTTTAGTGGATTTATCTTTTTTGAACAAAGATAACAACAATTTCCAAGATGTTTTAACAACTTATTATCGGACATTCCAGTTATGTAAAATTCTTTATTAATTTTCTTTCTAATTTTACCAACAGGACTTTGTTGTCTTTTCTTTGTGGCTTTAATTTGTTTTTTTCTTGTTTTTTCATTTAAAGCATAAGCAAGTGTCGATTTACCAATTCTGGGATAATATTTTTTCATAAACTTAATTATAAAACTATAAGGCAATCCCAATTCATTCAACAATTTAATTCTATTTTTTTTCTGTTTAATAAAATTAAAATTAGTTAAATCTTTTTTTGCTATTTTTTTCTTAAAGTCTTTATCGAATTTAGCATAGTTATTTTTCCAATATGATGTAGAAAATAATAGCTTCATATCCCTTTGTGCTAATACATAGTAGTTTGTGTAAACTTCTTTTGAGTATTGAGGATATGTTCTATGCAGATATTGCTTAGACAACTCTCTTGTGTTTGATGTAAGTATTTCGATCATTTTATTCTCCCTTTATTCTCCTGATTATTAATTAATCTAATTTGTGTATTTCTTTGTATACTTTTGGAAACAATTTGTAGCAGCCATAAAGCACACCTATAGTAACTATTATATCTATCATTTTTTTCTTAGCCCCTTTCCTCTTGGTCGTCTTGTATCTTCAACATGAAATTGTTCTAACCAAGTCTTTTTTCTGTTATATCGCATTTCTTTACCTTGAAATAAATACCATGCCCTTCCAAATTGTTTTGCAAAAGCTTCTCTTTCTGCTATTCCTTCTTCACTCCAAGCATCAGGTATATTTGCATTTTTACATCTTTCTTGTATTGTTCCCATGTGCTTACCAAACACATTATAAGTTGGGTGTGATTTAGCCATTCTTTATTCTCCTAATCTAAATAGTCATAAAAATCTTCTGACTTTTTAAGATTTAAGTTATCTAACATTAACTGTACTTCTTTTCTAAATTCTTTTGATAATAAGTATTTCTTTTGTCCTGATTTTAATGCAGTATTTCTTCTTTTCTGTAAAGCATCAAATCTTTCTTGTCCTAATTTATCTAATATAAATTCTCTATGTTCTTGTGGATTACCACCTAAATAACTATGGCAGCCATAACATAATGCCTGACAATTATCTTCATCAAATCTTACACTCCAAGCCCCTCTACTCCAGAAATGTGAACAATGTAAAGCAGAAGTAGGTGGTGCATATTTCTTATCACATCTTTGACAAGTCCAATTATCTCTTGTTCTAATGTATTTACTCCATATAGAGTCGCTTGGGAATATTTTTAGTTTTGGCATATTGTTTCCTTTCAGGAGAAAGGGACAGCTACTATTCGATTTGATCATGTTAATTAAACAAAGGAATAAGAAGTAGCTGCCCCAGTTTCTACATTATAATTAACCCCACAAACATAATTCCAAATAATGCAACTATCAACCAAACAATTACTAACAAGAGCATTATTATTGTATTTTCGTTACTCATTAGAAGGGTAGGTCATCTTCTTTGATTTCTACCGATTCTTGAACAACTGGTTCATTAGGTTTACTTGCTTGTGGTATCGCTTTAGGATTTTCACAAGCTTCTACCCAAGCTTCAACTCGTTTAAAGTTGTTTACAAACTCGTCAGTAGTCCAAGTCATATCATTGGCAATATACAATTTAACTACATTGTTAAAAATCATACCCATTCTTGCACCATTGGTGTAAGTGGTATTCGTAGTTTCTACTGCTTGTTTTACTGCTTTATCTGCTTGTAGTTTTTGGTCAAACTCATTGATGCTTTTCTTTACATTCTCAAATACTGGATTAGCAGAACTCTTATCAGTTGGTTCAACCTTCCAATAATTTCTAAGTTCGCCTGAATCAGTAGTGAATTGTTCCCAACTTAATAGGAAGTCATTTCCTTTTGATATAGTCATCAATTTCCTATGAAGACTATCTGTCGCATCTAAGCTTGATATAGTGCCATCTTGGATTACTTCGTATTTAAAGGTATTGAACTTCTTACCTTGCCATTCTTTTTCTTCGTAGACACCTGCTGAGTTTAAAGTTAATCTCAACTGACCACCTACATTTGCTTTTAGGTCTTTTAAATTTACAAAAGCCATATTTTCTCCTTATTCTATTTCATCAACAGCAGTACTCATAGAAGGGTTTAATCTTACTTCTTCTGATGGCTTATTAGCCAATACTTCTGTATCTGTGTTTTTCTTAATTTCTGCATCTTTACGAATTTGTCGTAGTTCATGCCTTAACTTGTTTTCATCATCATTGTCAATTCGATTTCTTTCCATTACTTCAATTAACAATTCTAATTCTTTAAAATTAAATTTAATTACTGTATCCATTCTTGTACCACCTTTTTTAACATTTCCCAAAAAAATATTGTAAATACTGAATATGCGATTATTTCTACTAACATTTTGTTCTCCTTTGTTTAAAAAACTCTACAATAATAGTGATTGATATTGAACTTGTCAACACTTGTTTTGCTAATTCTTTTTATTCTTCTGATTCTTCTTATGCTTTAACTTTATATTAGTCTTTGTCTTTTGTTTCTTTTTGCACCCTTAGGGTAAGGGTTATGGTAAGGGTTAGTTATCCACAAATATTATATAGTTATCCACAATTTGAAGGGTTTTTTATTTTAGATACAAAAAAGCCCAAATTAATGGGCTTCCTTGTTTATGGGGTGATTATATACCTTTCAGTATAAAAGTCTTGTATTTACTGGATTTGTTGCCTTAAAACTAATTGTGTACTAAATCTTCCATCTGCTATTTCAGTCATAACCATTGGTTTATCCAATCTAACAAAATGATGATTAGTTCCATCATACCAAACAAATTTCTTAGCTTCACCTTTGATTGCATCTTGCATAGTAATTAAATCAGATTTAAATGTGCTTGATATATTTTGAAATGATATGGTAAATACTTCTTGTCCTGGATTTACATTAATGCTGTACTCAACTCCTCCAAGCGAACGATTGATTTCGTTGTTATAGTCAATAGTAGATTGAACATTGACATCAGGTTCTACTTCAAAGTTTAATTTTTTACCAATGAGGATTTCTGATACATTGGATACTGATCCATTAAATTCAGTAAAGAATTTTGTTCCAGTAGTTTCAGTTAAATCTGTTACTGCCCACCCTGCACCACTTACTGCTGATATAGTTCCTTTGCTTGGTAAACTTGCTCTATCAGTATCTATAAAGAATGTCATAATAGTGCCACTTGACACTCCATCATCACCAGTAAAATAAACTGCTGCAGCATTTGCAGTTACACTACTACCAACTGCATATTCTATTGCATCTCTATCTGCAACTCCTGAAAGTACAGTACCAATATTTTGATCTGAACTCCTTTCATGCGAAGTCAGGGTATTTGATGCAGAAAATGTTGGTGTGCCACTATCTGTCATTTGTCCTTCTGTGATTGTGTTATCACTTCTATATTGATTAATTGAATCATAAATAAAGTACGACATTTAAACCTCTCTACATTGTACTGAAACTTTCCCTACCTGTCGTTTCAGATTTGTTATTATAAATTTTTTCCCTGACCAAGTTTCGTTGAATAAATTGGTCGGCATACTGACAAAGGAGTCGAAAGTGTCTGATATTTCATCAAAAGGACTTCCTAAATCTTGGAATAATATAGATCCATAGTCTATGTAATCTCCAACTTGTAGCATTCCATATTTTTCAGGATTCACTAAAGTTGCATTTACTGTAGTTTTATAATCCCCAAAAATACTTTCTCTAAAGTTAATCCAACTGGAATTTCTTGAACCTACCACATCTGCTACTGCATCATATACTAAATCAAGATTGACTTCTT